TTCTGGACTCAAGACATAGTTTCTGGCGTAGTTATAGTCTAGTCTAGTTTCAATCCAGTATTTCATTTCTTGATCAGCATAAAAATCATACAAGAATGAAACATTATGTGAATTTCTGCCTACAGCTCTGGAAACACCCCAATTATCAATTGCTGTTTGAGTCCCAGGGTAATTGTCAGTCCTATTCTGATAGCACCATAACTTAGAATGCATCTTTGCAAATTCCAAAGAAAAATAATCCATTGTAATCATTCCTTGCAGAATGAATAATGTATTTGTATAGTGTTCTTTTTCTGGACCCCAAATAATCTGATTATAGCTTCCTGTAGAGAACGGAAGATCTGCTAACGCATTGGAAGAGCTATTACTTATAGCTCTAGTGAATCCGCCGAATGCCGCAGGTGGAACACTATGCATAGCACCAGACCAGAATCTCACATTGTTATTTCTGAAGTCATTTGGTGGTATTGGATTGCCATCAGTGCCATAATACCAATTATGTCTTGTTGCCTGCTGTCTAGTAGTCCATTCTAGGAAAGGTATCCAGTTATAATTAGTCGTGAGTAAAATAGGCCATCCACGCATGCCGAAGGCATACGCCCTGAATCCGTGATCACCTGATGTTCTTGTATCTGGTACATTGCTTAATGTGGGCCAATTATAAGGACCTCTATTATTTTTAGGCCCACTAGAAGAAAGATCTAATATTGCATTACTTCTAACTAAAGCATCTGCATCACTTGTTATGTAACTAGGACGAGGAGGAATTACTCCTGAAACAGGAAATGTATTATTCCAATCTATAGCCATACCTAGAAGCTGCTCTTCTAGTTCCGCACTTGCAGTATTAGATGTTTCGTATGTAAGCACACCTTTGTATGCGTGTGACTGTCCAGCAGCAAATTTATTCTGGTTAATACCACCAGAAAATGGATCAATTAATGTATATATTTTATTAGTATCTGATACAGTATTTATACTAACCGTTTTATACTCTTCCCATCTTATCTTTTGTCTTGGTCCTATTATATTTAGTGTTACTGGTTGTGATAATAACATAACAGGCGCAACACCGGTTGTTATCTGTCCAGGATAGAATCTATAAAACCCAAATCTAAAGTAGAATTGTATGTAGTTTAATGCTGAAAATACTTCTGCTACAAGCTCTACCCAAACGTACTTAATTTGCGGATCCGCAGCATCTGGAAGATGCGTAAAGAATTTATACCTAGCATAGTGGTCGTTTGTTTGGCCACCTTCTATTAAACTTAGTGAAGATGTTGGTATTGTATAATTAACGCCTTGTATTGAAAATAGAAAAGTAGAGCTTAAAAAATTACTCCATAATTGCTGATTTCTAACAAATGTAATAGGGGTTGATGTATTTGATTTTAATATACTTACTGTTTTCTCTTCAGTGGATGTGAGATCAACTTTAAACGAGACTCTGGCGTACTTAACTGACCCATCATCCCATCTGGCTCCCTGAGGATACCATTGTATTTTTTGGTTACTATTATTGCTAGTATAAGCACCGGCAGCAATCAAGGTATCTCCTACACGAAGTCCTTCAGACTTCGGGAATGGAACACCCATTGTTATAATGCCTGTTCTTGAGAATGATGTAGTATTTTTTACTTTAGCTGAAGCCATATATATCACCAAAAAAATAGGGCCGGATGATAAGTCCGACCCTTAATTCTCATCCATTATTGATAGCTAACTACCATTTCTAATTATTCATTAGAAGGGGCTGGCAGTATAGTTATCGTCACCAGTTATTGGACTTCCAAGGTCACCAGTTGTAAAGGTGAGTTCAATGCGATCAGCAAAGTCAACACTCTTAGCAATCTTGATGTTCTTGAGTAGACCAACCGCACGGCCATCATTCTTGATCGCCAAGCCGTAACGTTCACGGAACTTGACTTTCATGATGTCTCTAGCGGGATCTGTCCATTCGTCTGATGTGACTTCCTCGTCTACAACGAGGATTCCAAGTTCATTTACATCGCAGAATACGATGTCAGTCGTATTGGCGCTTGAATCGAACGTCATATAAGGCGTTACGATGATATTGAACTGACTTGGGAACAATGAAGGAACACGCGTGAACGTGCTAGCAATGTTCTCAGGGCTGGAAACATACGTGTTCTGGTTGAGCATCGTCTGACCCCACTGACCACCAGCATTACCCAGGCTTCCCTGAGGCATCTGCCAGAGCATCTGAGGCATTCCATGCGTAAACCCGAACAGGCGTGACATACCATCTTCAGCAAAGATCTTCCATGCAAAAGGATGCATGATAAGCGTGTTTGGAGCAAATCCGGTGTTAGCCATAGTAGCCCACGCCTTGAACATGTCGTCCAGGGTAAGTGTTCCATTATAAGCTCCCGCCGCATTACGACCAGTTGAACTGGCATAGGCTGTATCCTGGTTGTCAATTAGAATTGTTCCGTTGTTAACAATCAAGTTAGCAACCTTACGTTCCTTATGACGAGCCATAGCTCTACCACAAGCACGAAGATTCATTGATATGATATCGTACTGGCTGTAGCGTTTCTGCTCCTCAGTGACCTTACAGGCGATACCGGACTTGCCGATAATGCACTCTGTCTGGCCAGCCATCTCCAAGGTACCCTCTGGATACTCTTCACCTTCAGCAAGGTCTGCCGCAGCATTACCTAAAGCTCCAAAGGTAGGAAATGATACTCTTGTACCAGCACTAAAGTTGACGCGACTCAACAGTGGTGTTAATACGAGCTGAGGCTCGATCGCCTCACGTACCATATTACTGAGTACTCGCGGAATTAACATTGGGTGATCCGTACTGAAGTTATCCTTCATCATACGTGTCACTTCAATATCCTTATCCAAAAGCTGATCTATTGTTACTTTCATGTCACCAAAAGAATCAACTTTACCACTGTTACTCCAGATCGAGTTCATCTTTCTGAGATTGACTCTATCTTTCTTGATACGTGGATTGTCATCGAATCCTAGGTCGTCCGTGGCTTGAGCCTTAGACGCCTCTAGGCGTTCTGCTAAATTGAGGAGGACTTTCTTCTGCTCTCCTTCAAATACATCAAAATTAAGTTCTTCCATTTTGATTAATACTCCTATTACAGGCGAATCAGAAGCGTTAAGCCCCAGAAGACTTTGTTAGAGTCAGCTCTTGCTCCAAGATAGAATCCTGGAATTCCCTTTGTGCCTGAACCTGTGAGGTTAAAGCCGGGGACCGTCTGAATTTTGGCTAAGTAGTCAAATTCTGAATTAGCCGCTGAGTCAATGGTAAAGTCCGAGATAACATCAGCGAGCTTGTCACCCTCTGAAGTAGCTGAACCACCAGTTCCCAACTTGATCTTGCGCAAGCAACGACCAACAACACGATCATTAAGATCTGAGAGTGTTGGGTAAGCCTGAGCCCGAGCATAGCGACCGGCGAGGTGGAAACCTGAAAGGTGTGTACCAGTCAAGCCAATGCCGTGTCTACGACCCGTTCCAAGGATTACAGTATCGCCTGACTCAATCTGAGCTTCGTCAGAGTTGACCGCAGGAACCTGAATTACGTAGTCAGTTACAACACCTACAGCCGTGTTACGGGTGTAATTTGTGTATCTGTTCTGTAGGTTAAAGCTATAGATGGGCTGATAAACAACACCAATTGGCTTTACACGTCCTACTGAATGGTTACCCGAAGTAGTGGGGAGACCCCATGTATTCGATTCACCAACCTGAATTAGACCACCTGGATCTAAGTTATAGTTGAATCCTACCAAGCCGAGTGCGAAAGCACCAAGACCAGTAGAAGCGTAGACTGTACCAGTACCGAGAACGGCAGGAACAATCTTACCAGCGCCAACAGTAGCGCCACCAGTTACGATACCAACAAGGGTACCTGGTTCTAAAACGATTGGATCGTGGTGAAGCTCATCAACCCGTGTGTGAGCCAGACCAGTCCAAGCTTCCTTAGCAAGAGCGCCTGCTACAGGTCTTACACCTTCACAAAGCTCATTGTAGTAAGGACGATTAACATCATATCCGCGTGGAATTCTTATAGCCATGTTTTATCCTATTTATTTCTGTAGTCCAAAACTTTCTGAAAGTGCATCCATAGCTGTTTTGCTATCTGCCTTTTTGTTTGTTGATTTTGTATTCAACTCTGGTTTACTATCTTTCGATAGTGTAGGAGACGCTACCTTATCCTTTGCGATTAAATCATTTACAGCAGGCGTTTTTGTGACGACTGGTGTCTCGATTTTTGAATCTTCCGCAAATTCAAGTAATAGATCTTCTAGGGAATCCTGTAAAGAATCTGGTGTTCTTGTAGCTAGTTTAGCTACATA